GGTTTTCAAGAGGTACTCGATTGTACCTCTTTTGCTTATTATTTTTCGCCATCATTCACCTTTAAAAGTTTAATTCTAAAATACCGCTAGGTACGTCGTTTTTCATAATTCCTATACTATATACTGCTAGATCTGATTCCTGAAGAGCTGCGTTATCAAGATTCAAGTTCTTGTAAGTATTGAACCATTGTACCACATCTGTCTTCTCTTGTGAATAGATTTTTTCCATTCCGATCATATTTAAACGAACGTCAACGTAGTATTTCAAGAATCCTTCAACTACTGGCATTGTCAATGAAGGGATTGGTCCTATTTCTAGCAAGTATTGTGCCCATTCTTTTTCATCTTCATAAACTTTTTTGAATGTATTTTGCACCATTTCCTTATACCAATCTGAAGACATAATTTCTGTGAATCCTTCATTGGTTTCAGTCGACAAAATTTTAAGAAGTCCTGCACTCATGCTAGTGTGTAAGTCTTCATCAAAGTTAATTAGTTTGATGATACGTGTAGCGCCTTGAATTTTATTGTTATAGGCATTGTTAACAATGTATGTTACCAAGAACGATACATAAAATTTTACACCTTCAAGAGCATAAATGTTTACGAGCAGTTCAAGAACCAACTTTTTCTTTTCGTCAAGAGTTTCGAGTTTATTAATATTTTTAACTCTCGAATAGAGCTCGATTTCTTTGTCGATACGGTGTTGAATTTCCGGGTAATCTTTAATTTTGTCAAAAATCTTTGACGCGTCAGAGAAAATACCACGCAAAAGGTGTGAATATGATAAACTATGGATAAGTTCAAAATATCCCCATGTCTTGAACATTGCTTCAAATTCGGGATTTGTACAAAGTTCAGCCATAACTTCTTCAAGGCCTTTGTTTTGCCCTGAATCCATAAGAGTTTGGAATAACCAGATGCGAACCATGATTTCTTGCGCAAATTCAGGAAGTTCAAAAAACTTCTGTGCATCATTAACCATGGATATTTCGTTTGGATTCCAAAAAGCATTACGTTGTGATTCTTCCATCTTTACTGCGAATGCGTATGATGGATTATCATAGCGTTGAAATCCGCTATAACCACCAAAGAAAATCTTTTCGCTAGACTTCTCAGGCACTAAGTTATTGACGTCAATAATACTGTTCATAGATTATACCTTTATTTTAGAGACTAGAAACCCTGCACCAGGGCTCTAGAGATTTGTATTTCGTCACCCTGAGTCGGGTGTGTAATGCTTTTACTTGGTAATTATATCAAGTAATGAGTTAACAAATGTTAACTCGAGGGTTGAATTGGCATCGTTAACTGAAACGGGTCAGATGCCTGCTGTGGTAGATCACGCAACGCTTGACGATACGCCATCCATTCTTCTTTATCCGCGCCAGTGTATGACGCAAGTTCGTAAAAGTCAGTTTGTGCCAATGTCGTGTTACGCCAAAAGCGAATCCTTGACCATTTATTTTTAGCACGAACTTCTGCGACTTCTGAAGGAAGAGCAACTAAATATGGAACACGGATCCAGTTTCCATCTACATCCTTTTCAACTCTTGTTCTTATAAAATCAGTAGCTGACTCCTTTATTCCATACTCTTCAAGATTTGGGAAAGGGAGTTCAACGACATTCAATTTTTCAAGAATTGACGGAGTAAGAATTTTAGGTATTGAAACATTTGAAAAACGTTGACGTAATTCTTGCTCAGTTAAAATATCTTCTTCTGCGATTGTGTCGTTTTTAATAATCCCGTATTTCATTGTAATCCTCTTTAGCTAAATACACTGATGATTGTGCTTGATAGTGAATCGGCAACTACATCAGCACCTGCTGCTGTTAATATACCATTATTTATCTCTGATGTTGAAGCAAGTGTGCTAATATCTAAACCTTTCAAAGAAATATCTGGGCTTGCAGATACATAACTATTAATAGCATTATCAATAGTAGGGCTCGAACTATCAGTATTAATAATGATGAATGTTTCTATATCACTAAATACAAGATCGGTATTTAATTGATTTAATTGAGCTAAGTAATCCGCTTCTGTAACACCAGCAGCTTTATCAGCCTTCGTTAAATTAATGATAATTGCGTGAATTTTTTCATCGCCTAATGCTTGTTTCGCAAATAAAATTCGTTCAAACAGTTTATTATTAGTATATTGGAAAGTATCTTCAGAAGTTGGTGTATAACCGTTTGTTGCTGGTTCTTTTAACCACCATTCTAATCGTGTTCCCGGCACGGACACATTCATAAAGTTCACTGAGCCGAACCAAGACGATTTTTGACGTATGTATTTACCCATTACACTATGGAAATTTCCTAATGGTGTCGTCATTGGTACTGCTAAAGGAGTAACGCTTGGAGAAACTGCAACTCTCCAATTTCCATTTGCATCCATATTATAGACGTTCGGCGCACCAAAATAGTCATTCGACGGAACAGTATTCGCAGTTAAATCATCACCGATAATAAGAATATTTAGATTTTCGTTAAACCCGTACGTAGGTGCTAAGAAAGGATTAACGGTAGTGAATGTAGTTTCGAATACAGACGTCTTAATCGTTTGTTGCGAAGTAGTTTGTGTCCAGTCTGTAATATATGACGTAGCTTGAGATGTTTGATACGTCGTAGTACCGAGATAAGATGTATCTAATGTTATATCCCACGATGTTGGTGCATTCGTTTCTCTGTCCGTCGTGAAATCCCAAAATGATTCGTAATACGTTTTTATACTTGTCGTTTCCTGTTGCAATGAATCTCTAAACGTATCGAAGTCAGTGGTAACTTTGTATGTATACGTATCTTCGTAAGGAAGGTAGACATATATACTGCCTGCATTAAGTACGCCTGCATTATTACCTGAACCATAACCCGTACCACTATATGTAGCTCTCCATGTTGGTTCATTCGCAGTGCCGGTGAATCTAACAATACTGTTTGTATCTACCGTCCAAGTCCCTGAAATCGTTATGCTGCTGTATGCGACAGCCCAAGTTCCGCCGCCTGCGCCATTACCTAGATCATACGTAATATCCCAACCGCCGTACCATGGTCCGAAAGTCGCGCCATGTACATTGATTGCATTCATTGTCATCGTACCTTCCGGTAAGAAGTTGCCGGAGGCATCTTTACTTTGTGTGAATGTACCCGTAAAAGAGTCGGCATCGTATGTCTCGCGCGTAGTTGTTGCAGTGTAATCAGTGTTCCAATATGAAGTAAATGGAACAGAAACTTCTACATAGTAAGGATAATCTGTAAACGCGTCAGTAGTTCTTTGATATTCGGTATCGTAATATGTGTCGAAAAATGTGGTATTGCCCGTTGTAATCGTATATTCACTAGTCTTATATGTTTCGTGTGAAGTATTCCAATTTGATGAATAATTGGTCACCTCGGCCGTGTCAAACGACCAATTCGTATCAACGAGCGTTTCGACAGATGTATCAAAAACCTGCGCACCATAAGAGACTACTAAAGGAGTCTTTTTAAATGGCGTTCTTACAAAGCCTTTTCCGAATAGATTATTTCTCATCTAAAGTCCTTTCCAATGACCATTCCTTTCCACGTTACACCATTATTTGACGTATAGAAGCCAAGAATATCTAAGCCTGTCGACAATTCCGGAGCTATACCGTTATCCCATATAATCGATTCATCAAAAGTGATTAGATAATCTGCACCACCAACAATCTCTAACGTCATTGAAACAATCTCTTGACCAGCTGGAACGTTTTCAAATGTAATCGTCAGATCAGAAGTAGGTTCAATATGGAATACATCCGCTTGGCTTAAATCTAAAGCACCAGAGGCACTTTCCATATAAATGTTAGAATATAATGCTTTGTCTTCAACGATAGTATTGAATGACATTACTGAAATTACTTGACCGGCCGTAGCGGGAGTCAATAACGTAATAATATAGCCATTGATGTCGTTTGTATAATCGACATCGCGTACAAGTTTAAGACCATCTAACCATACTGATTCAAAACCGGGCGAGTGTTTAATTTCAAATGTTTCTTGACCTTCAGTTGCGACAACATCTATTGATGTCGTTAAAATGTTGCTATTAACAGGTAATGCGTTATTATAAAGGATTACAACATGTTGACTAGCCTTCAAAGGCTCATTCATTGTAATGCCAGATGCATGAATTACATAGTTATTAATATCATATAACATGCCATCAACGAATACTGACACAGTAGTAATTTTTGATGCATCATCGAATACGAATTCGGTTTGACCGTCAGTTGCAAAGAAATCCTTGCGGAAAATGTCAAGGATTGCTGCAGTAGAGCCATCACCAACACCTGTAGTGCCTGAGGCGTAAAGTTCGATTAATTCCCAAGACTGCGAACCAGTTTGAGGGAGATTGTCAACGTTATTATTCGTCGTTGATTTCCAATTACTGCCGTTATGATTAACATAATCGCCAGCGGCGTAAGTAGTTGTTGAAACCCAAGAGCCTGGGTCATTACCTTTTAGAATTTCTAGAAGAATGTGATGATCATCAACTTCACCCTCGTTGAAGATGATTCTCGCAGTCCATTCAGTTAATGCACTGTCTAAATCACTTTCAACTTGAGTGACGTGAACGTCTAATGCTTCGATATCAGATCTAAGTTGAATAGGAGCCGCGTTTAAATTTTCCGCGGTACCCCTATCACCATTTTCAAGTAACGTTTCTTGAAATTGTTGTAATGTACTTATCGCCATTGTTTATTCCTCAAGTATTTTATACTATTTATCCACAGTGATAAGTACATGCAATCATTTTACATTTAACACCATTTACTTCGAAACAACCATTTTCACCAATAGTTTCGTTACCCCATACTACATCTTCCAATGCTTTAGCGACTGTGTAATTTGCTAAAAATTCAGAAGTTTGCTTCATACCTTTACCTGGAGTATTGGAAGAAGTGATGTAGTCACCATTTTCAATGTCGCCATTTTCTTCACAAACATTGATACCACCTTCTCCTAATGCATTAATATGAACGTTTTCGATTCCATTATGTTCTGATACAAAGTTTTCGCCATCAGCATTAAGCAATGGACTGCCGTTTTCATCTAAAGCATTTAAATTTTTAAAGCAGAGAGCCATTTTTTCTACTGATTCAAATGGATTAATTTCTGAAATTACACCAACGACACGTTTATCATTTGCAGACGCAGATGTTTCAACTACAGGAATGCTATCTGTGACATTTAAAAGTACGCCTGTTTTATTAGATACAATATCACCGATTTGCATGCCAGATGTAGAGGCCGTTAGAGCATAGTGCAATCCGGTAAATGGCGCGTAGCCATTCTCAGAAGTAACAACTGCTCCAGCGAAATATGCCGCATGATTTTTTGTACCAATACGTCCATATGTTGTGAAAGATGTGCCGTTTGTTCCTGCGGCATATACACCGAATATACCACCTTCTACTTGAGCTTTGGTCGATCCAATTACGCCGTTGCCTTGGCTAGCGTTAGTGTAAGCAGTTAATGCGTGACCAAATCCACTCGTGGCAGTATTATTGACGTTCAAAAGGTGAGCAGAAGAAGTAGAACCTTGCAATCTATAAAGAGCTGC